GCCAATTTTCTCCACTAGTAAAAGCAAAAATTGTCTTGCTGTCATTGGCATTGGCTGATGGGTTTGCGCTTGCAGAATATAATCCAATCTCACTTATTTCATATCTTTCTTCTGTTGGTAATTCTGCTGTAAATACAATTTTTGAAATATTATCCTCAACAACATAGCCTCTAGAACTAATTGGAACACGGAACATTTCAAAATTTAAATTTTCTTGATTAGAAAAATCTGGCACAGTATCGCCAGTTTGCAGTGGTTTTGTTCCACATCCAACAGCCATATATGACGCATACGCTGGCGCCTGACCAAGAAGGTACTTAGCAATAATAGATTTTCCAGTATTAGTTATCATTATAAAATCACCTCATATATTGTACCATCTATGCTGATTTGAACCTCTACCTGCTCGTCAACGGCCATATCAACTAACTCAATAATTATATCACCAGTGTCTTCCTCAATATATATGTTAGACCCGTTTGGACCATTTCCAATATTAGGTATTTTATTATTTAATTTTATAGCAAAATTAGAAAAATATCTATCTGATGTATTTTGTAAATTAATAATATTCTTAGGATCATAAACTTGGTTTAATCTTCCAACATTTTTTATTAATTGGGAAGGAATAAAGTCACCAGTAATAGTATCATGTCTTGTTATTTCAAGTAACTCTTGCCCACCTATATTTTCAAAAATTAAATCTGTCATTATTTCAATAGGAGTTGTTTCCTCATCAAAAATAATATATTGTGGCGTAGCACTTTTTACTGGAGGAGGTGGAGGAGGTGGAGGTGGTGGCGGTGGCGAAGATGGAGTTGACGCTACCAATGAAAAAGTTTGCTGTTTTTCTGAAACTGTTTCACGATAAAGTTCAACTTGTTTATCATTGTAATCATCCATTTTTTCTAATTGTCTTAACTTTGCATCGCTCACTATTGATTTTGTTGGTGAAGATGATTTATTAGTTGAAGATGATTTATTAGTTGTAGGCAATGTTTGTCCTGATTTTGTAATTTTAGTTTCTTGTGGATTGCCTAACCCGTATGTGAAGTTAGATGATGATTTACTATCTCCACCGTCGTATCCATAATCTCTAGGCATTTTACACCTCCGCCAAATATACGTTCATTGAAGGACCATTGCTTGATCTTTCATATTCTATATTATATATAATAAATTGTTTTGATATATCGTCAATAATACTAATGCCATCTTTCACATAGTCTATGTTAACAATATCTCCAAGTTGCAAGATAGGAATAGAAAAAATATTTGACCCAACAACCTTTTTTGGTTTCATAGATTTACTAATAATCCATCCAAGCATATCCTCGGCATCATCTGATTTTTGTATATATGGAGCATCTATGGTAAAATCTTTAACACCATAGATTAATCTGCTTTGCTTAATTTCATCATATGTTTTTAAATCTATTAGTGGAGATCGAATTAAAGTTCCATCACTGTTTGAAGTTGGTGACGATAAGTTTGACATTTTGCCAAAATAGTCATCTACTGTCAATTGATATGTTGTATCTTGTGTAAAAGTAACACCTTGAATTCTTAAATAATTACCAGTTGTTTCGTCAAGATTTAGCATTGAGTCTGTAGCATTAAATATTAAAAATTCTGCACCATATGAATCTGCATAGAATCCAGATGTGGTGTAACCCTTGATTCTATTAAATGTCGGTGAAAGTTGTGCGTATAGTGCTGGGTACGCCTTGTCATATTTAATATCAAAGTGTGCACATTCTCTTAGAATTGTTCCAAATTCTTCAAAATATAAATTATACTTGGGGTTTTGCTGCGAACTAATTCCAGATAGATACGTTGATTGGATCATTCCGCTCATAGCATATTTTCTTAATGCTTCGTTGGCATTAATTTCTTTATCACCAAAAGTTGAAGATAGTGGCTCTGCAACATTGAATACTGTATTTTGTGAGTAGTTTTCGTTTAATGCATATATATTTTCAAACATACATTTCGACGAACCTCGTACAAAAAGTGCACTATTGTTATATGCTGGCAGTGGATCTTTGTCATCAACAGTAGCAATAAGTTTATTGTTCATGTATAAAAAGAATCTTCTTGTCTTTCCAATGTCCATATATTCTACAGATAAATCGTATACTGTTGGATTTTCTTCACCAATAAATCTATGTTGACCAGTAAATCTTCCATCGTCTACTAAAATGTTTGCAATTCCTCCCCACAATTTTATCGGTATTGCATTTGTTGTTCCAGACTCTTGTTTTATTTTATAAAAAACAACATTATTAATTATTGTAGTGGATTGTCCAGTATTATCTTTTTTCATATAAGATTCAATATTTTTTTCAGTAAGAGCAATAACTTCAAAGTAGTACCCATTATTTGTTTCTGGATTTAATAAAACTGCTAGGCCACCAGAACCACCACCGATATTAACATTTTTATCTGGTGTAGACCCAGAAAGTTGGTAATAGCCAGTGCTTCCATATGGTGTTTGTACTTTGTTTTCATTATTTTCTACCTTACCAATAATTCTCATTCTTGTTCCAAAATGCTTATAGGAATCTGAAAGTTGCTTATAAGTGTAAGAAATAAAATCAATTGGAAATTCATCTGTTTTAAATGAAGGACCTGTAACAACTAATGCAGATGATTGTACAGTTCCAGTTTGTGTTGACTTTAAACTATTAATTTGTGTTTCACTTAGGTATGAATTAGATAAAAAGTTTTTTATGATGCTATTGCGTGTTGATTGTTTTGCCAATGTTGTATTCAATCCAGCGGAACCCACAGATGTTGTTGGAAGTGTTGGGTCTACCTGTGTAGTAAATAAATAATTTGACTTCATGCTACATCCACGAACATAGTCATTGTTAGACCAATAGTCTGAAACTCCAGCATAATGATATGCAATTTGCGTTCCAAATTGTGCTCTTCCATGTTCTAACACGTTTCCATTTCGTAATCTATCTATACCATCTACTGTTTCATAAAATGGAGTTGAAAAAATTCTTAAAAGACCTGTTGGGTACATTTTTCCATTAAATGGTAATTGAGAGAAATAATCTTGATACTCTTGATTATTTGTAATCCAAACATTTCCAACTCCACTTACATTGAACTGTGCTGCATCATACTTAATAATTTCACCAGAAGAATATAAGTATCCTTTGTATCTTGTTAGATAATAAATGTTTTCTCCAACATCGATTATATTATTTGACAAAACATGGTTAGTTACAGATGGTGGATTATTTGTTAAATCAGAGTTTAATGGCATTGCACCAAGTACATATTTTGCTTGTTTTGCTACTTGTTGATTAATTGTTTTTGTTACATCATCTCCAGCAACTTCCCAAAGAAGTGCTGGCTTATATATCCAAGTCTTATCCTGATCTACTACGTTTGCTTGGCTTAGTGATCCATATTGTCTTTGAATATATCTAGTGGTATAACTAATTCGACCATCATTATATACCTGCTTATTTTCAGAAGACACTCCAATAATATTTGGTAAAATTCCAGTAGTTTGATTTTTAACTATGCCATCTTCGTACTGGTCGTTGCTTCCAACTAGAGTAAAAGATGTTTCTCTTTCTCCAGACTCTGGCATCATATATCTTTTGCTCATAATAACTAAGTTGTTATATTCATCAAAAAATATTGCACTTTGAGTAGATATGGCAAGTTGGTTTAATACCTCTGCTATATTTTGATTTGGTGCTACAAAGAAATACGGAATAATTGGATCAACTTCTCCAGGTATTCTCTTAAATGAATAATTACTAAATCCTATAGAGTCAAGCATTACGGCAATAGCATAACTTAAAGAAACATCAGAAAGAAGCATTCTTGGTGCACTTTGTGATTCAAAGTAAAAATAAAAATCTCTTAAGTTAATAGAGACTAACCCAGTTGAACTATTTGCTTGTGGAAATCCGTCAGAATACAATGTTTTAATTGGCACAAAATAATCAATTCCAAAGTCGTCATATATATTTTCATAAAAATTAAACTTAACATTTTTATTAATAAAGTTAGCAATAATGCTAGATGCATTATTTTCATTAAACGCATGATCTTCATCAAAAATATTTAATTGACCAGTTGATGCTAGAAGTTGTCCCACTGGCAATGCTGTTGTGCCCATATCAGATAATGGTTTTGTTATTCTAAAATCAAGAACTTTGTCTGAAATATTAACTGCAAGTCTTGGAGACATTTCAATTAAATCAAAACATGAATCAAACTTATTCATAGAATAAACAACTATTCTAATTCCTTCAATATAGTCAAACTCTTGATAATATTCAAGACCACTTTGTGTGTCTACTACTTTGGTCGGTGATGAAATATTTGTAACAAATTTAGTTTCTGAAGTAATGTCAGATGATGAAATAGACCATTTATTGTTATAATAAAATAATTCAAGGTAACCATCTACTCCAAAAATTGGCGACCCATCCTCTCTTGTTTGTCCTTCAATAGATGAAAATGCATCAATCCAACTGTTGTCTTTTAATATCTGTATTTTAAATCTTGATGGAGTTGTGCTGTTAGTTTGTCCAAAAAATGGATCAGACACTACACCTGCACTAGTTCTAATACTACCGTTATCCACAGAGCCAATATTTGTTTGAACCTTAACAACCAATCTATTCGCTGGTATTTTTTGATTATAAACTACAAATGGACATGCATCTTCAATAATATAATTACCATTTAATTCTTGATTAGCAATGCCTCTTTCTTTTAATCCTTCAGTTCTATAAGAAGTCCAATATTTAAATCTATCATTTCTTGATGACATATAATATCTTGGTCTGCTATTACCAAAAAAAGTGTTGTTAGGTAAATATTTATTATTAAAAAACATTACCTTGTTAATTCCAGATCTTGGTCTAAATTGTTCTGTACATGCCTCAAGAGAGTAATGCATCTTGTATTTATCTTGTGTTGACTGAAATACCTGTAGTGTATTAGAATTATCTACTTTGTCTGCAACTGTAGAGTATGAAAGAGTAGCATCTGTATAGTAATCGCCAGCATCTGAGGCATCGTAGTTAATTGGAAGATTTTTATATAAACTAGACTCATCTGATGGCCTATATCTGTAATTTCCTATTTTACTTATAACATCTGGAACGTTCATATTCCATTCAGCAAGAACTACCGAACTAATTGATATTGAGTCTGAAGTTTTAAAATGATTAACCAGTTCTTCATTGTCAAACATTTTAGACCTCTTCTAGTGCTACAGTAATATTCCAATAGTCGTGTGTACTGTTTCCACGCTTAACTACATCATAAGAAAAATCTTTAAAATACATTTGTACAATTTGACTATATTTGTATAAATTAATATCTAATGGGCCAGCATCGTATGCAAGATAAACCCAAAAAGGTCCTGGGTGAGAGTTGTACCACTTGAGTATATCCAAACCTCCTGCACCAGCATCTACTGTATATTCTTCTAGTGTTTTGTGTTCAATTGCTTTTCCATCTTCCCCAAAAAATGCGTAGCCTTCTTTGTATGATCTTGATGGAAGCATATCCCATGACACAGAAATATTTAATTTATCAGCAATGTGATAGGATCGCATTCTTCCGTTAACCATTCTTTGTTTGGATTCAATTCTATTTTGTGAAAATTGCATTTCAGATCTATTGTGATCTGATAAAATTAAAAATTGATCTTGCTCTGATTCATCAGTTCCTTCTGGAATAATCGCTCCAACTTCATATCCTGTAGGAATATAAAATCCATCAACCAACTGTCCGAGGTTTTCTGACCATAGCATAGCCTGTGCACGGCCATATCGTTTTCTACCAGACAGGTATGTCGAATTTGTCATTATCGATTACTCCTAATTCTTTGTGCATCTACTCTCTTAATTTGTGCCACAACAGTTCTTGCAATATCTTCAGAACTTACATTGTTGGCGTTTGTAGTTACGCTTAGATTATAATTATACACTGTTCTGTCAATGTTCATAGAAGATGAATTAATGTTATTTACTCCTGGAGATACCTGAGTTCCAAATGATGATGGGTATAGGGACTCATTCATTTGAGATAACATTGGCAGGAACTTTTGAGTGGCTGCTCTATTCATAACAAATTCTCCTGGAGTAAGCATTGCAAGAACACTATCAACCATTCCATTGCCAGATACTTGTCCACCATCTTCGTAACCGTTGATCAATCCGCCATACATCTTTCCAGGTATTGTTATTTTTTGTCCTGGCTTAATAAGACTTGGATTTTTAATTTGTGGGTTAGCCTTAATAACACTTGACAACGAAACACCAGCAGCCTTTGCAATTCCACTTAATGTATTTCCTGATTTTACAGTTACAGTAGATGAACCTGAGCCAGTTGACCCTGTCTTAGTATTTGTATCAGTGCCCGTACCTGATTCCCCTGAACCATCTCCTGTACCGCCTCCAGGCCCTCCAGAGGCTCCTGAACCCCATGTAGCACTTGCCATAAGGGCAACAATCTGTGTTACCAATGAAAGTCCTGTTGCTAGTGCTGAGTTGTAGTCTGCGGTTTTAACCCTAGCAGTATCAATTGCTAGTTGTGCATCTTCCCATTTTGTCTTTTGGGCATCGATTGCATCGAGTTCTGCCTTTAATGCAGCCTGAGTAATTTCAAGATTTTTTTGTGCTGGTATTAATCTATCTTGTTCAATTTTATAAATATTTTGACTAATAGTCCATTGTTGTTCTTCTAATTGTTTTCTTGTTAGACCTGCAGAATTTCTTAAATTATCAATTTCAAGTTGTTTTTGTGCATCTAAAATTCTTTGTTGATTGTCAATTGCTGACTGAGATGCATTTGCCCTTGCATCTTGAATTGCTTGTGCTGCTGCAGAAATATCTCCAGTTGTAATGGCATCTGCAATATTAAGTCTATCTTTTTCTTGAACAAGTAATTGTCTATTAATACTACCTATTGTTTGCAGTGCATCTTGTCTTTCTTGATACTTTTCATTAATCTTTTGTTCTTCATGATCCATTAAAGATAAATCGTGTGATATTTTACTAGACTTATCTTCTTCTGCTCTAATTAATTTTTCTATTGCATCAATATCTGCTTCTTGTTGTTTAAGCGTGTCTCTGTATTTCTTTTGTGCAATTCTTTCTTGAACATCAAAATATTCCATTGCAAGACCTTTTTGCTTATTCCAATATTCTTCTGGATTGATAGTCTTTAAAGTGTCTAACTCTGCTGCTCTTAAAGCCTGTATTGATTGAATCATTAAGTCAATCTCTTCTTTAGACTTTCCAGATGCAAGTGCTAGAGCAATTTGTTCATTTGTAACAAGCGCCAAAGCATCCTTAGCATCCACTCCAGACTTTCTTAATTCAACAAATTTAGTTTTTTGTGCTGCCAAACCATTAATAGATTGCATGTTTGCATTTTGGAAATCTCCAAGAACAACCTCGTTATACATCTTTAATGCTTTTTTGCCATCATCAGTAAGGCTTGTTACTCCCTTTTTGATAGTAATGAACTTTTGACGAATTGCATTATCTAAACCACCAACAAAATTAATAAACTCTGACCCAGCACCTAACTTGGCTAACTGTTGGTCTAACCCCTTGAATATAGTTATATCCCCGCTAGATGATTTAAAGACTCTACGAAGTTCTGCTAGACCGCCCTGAGCATTAATGGATGCATCTCTTACACGCTTTAATCTTGTTAATAAATCATCTAATGTTGTATCTCTTTGTCCAGTGCCAACATCTCCACCAGTTGGTGTTTTTACATCTGATGCCTTAGCACCTGTATCTGAGATTAACTTAGCAGCAATTGCACCAGTATTAATTGATCCATCTTTGTTTGTATATTTGGTAAGAATACTATTAGATACTGCACCCTTGCTAATTGGAGACATTCCAGCAGTACCCGCAGCAATTTCATTCTTTAAGAAGTCTTGTGCTTCTTCTGCCGTAATAGATCTATATAGAGCAATATATTCTTGAATAATAGTTTTCTTTCGTTCATCTGGCAAGGCATCATATTTATCCCATACAGCAAGTAATCCATCCATATTTGGCATTGTTGGATCATTTGTTATAGTTTGAATATTGGCAATGACTTTAGGTGTAATTGGTCCCTTTATACCCTCAACAGCCTTGAGGCTAGTAACTAATTTATCAAGCATATCAACGCTGTTCTTTTCAAATAAAATATCTAAATTAATTTCTTTGCCAGCAACATCCTGTAATCTATTTAATGCATTTACTCTATCTTCAAACTTGTCCTTACCTTCTGGACTTGTAATATCTAAGAATAATTTTGATCCAATCTTTTTGTCCATTCCACCAGTAATATTTAGTAAAGTTTGAACTACTCCTGGATCCTGACTGATTAATGTTGTTTCTAGTATTGTCTTTAATTTTACTTCACTTTCTTTAGAGCCACCAAGCATATCCATTAAAGATATTGCTGCTGGAAGTGACAGATTTCCTCCAGCCACCAATGTATCAATTTGAACTTCTAATTGTGTTGTTTTTAATGATGCGGATTTATCAATAAAATAATTCAATAATGGATTATCTTTAAATTTATTTTTAATATCGGTTTGTAGGGCATCAACAAATTTACCAGATGCCATTTGACTTCCTAGTTGTCCAGGTAGACCCTTATTTGCTTCTCTTGATAAATTATACAGTCTTTCAGCATCTTTAATTGCTTGCAATGATGATTTAGCAAGAGCCTGGTCGTCAACTTTTTGTTTTGCCTTAGCAGCCTGAATTTCTGCTTCTAGTTGTGCCTGTTTTGCTTTATCAGTTGTTAATTCTTTTTGTTTTGTAAGCGTATCAATGATATCTTGATTTGTCTTATACTGTGCATCTCTTTGTGCTTGGGCTAATTCCAATGCTCTTGCATTTTGTGTAGCAGCAATTGCAGGAAGATCTCCTCCACCCTTACCAGTTATTCCTCCCTTTTCTTTTAAATCTTTTTCAATAATTTTATTAAATTCTTCGTTAACATTAAGTATTTTAATTCTAACCTGTAGTGGGTCTTTAAGTATGTCTTCTCCATTTGGCCCAACTAAAGATCTTAATTCTGCATTGATATTAGCAGTAAGACTCATATCTCCCAATTTAATTCCTATTGATCGTGCAATACTATTAGATTGCTCTGCACTTAAAATACCGTCTGAAATATAAGAACTTAACTGTAAGGCTAATTGTTTGGCTGCTGTATCGCTATTAGCCTTAAAGTTATTGATAAAACCATCATAAATCTTTTTACCAACTTCTGACTCCAAGAAGTTTGTTCCAAATTGATTTCCACCACGTTCATATCCTGTTCTAAACTCATTAACTCTTCTACCGCTTTCTCTTTGTTTAGCAGCAAGTTCAGTAGCACCAACTCTTCCAGTAAGTTCTCCTACCTGTTTCATTTTTGAAGATGTTGCAGATAGTGAATTTACCAATTCAACATTCTTTGTAGTTGCATCATTAAATCTCTTATTAAGTAATAATATTCCACCAGCAAGGGCTGCGGATGCTGCGACTGCAGCACTTATTGGGTTTGTTAACATAGGAGCAATAGTTGCTATTGCTGATATACCCATCATTCCCATTCCAAGATTATTATTGCCAGTCATAAAGCCAGCCATAGTTCCAATGCCTGCTAATGCAGCAACAGGGCCTGCAACTCTTCCAACTCTTTGTGCTCTTTGTTCTCTAATTAATTGAGTTCTTTGCTTTGCAAGTTCTTTTTCTTGTTGTGCTGCTTGCGTTTTATTTTTAATTTCTTCAGCGCCAAGATTTAATTGTCGTTTTTGTTGAGCAATTAATTTCTTTGCTTCATTTAAACTAATCTTATTTTGTGCTGCAAGTACTTGTGCATAAGACATTCCACTACGAGAAGTAGTTTGTCCTGCTGGATCTCCATCTCCAAATCCAGAAAGTGCAATTCTGCCAAACCTTGGGATATTAACACCCTTGCCAGATCTTAATGCATTTACAGAACTTCTATTAATTGTAATTTCTCCTGGAGATTTAGCAACCATTCGTGTATCGTTTACTCTACCGCCAACAACGGTTGCAGATGCTGGAATTGGTTGTCCAGATCTTGATGTAAGTAATTCAGTAGCCTGTTGCATTGACGCCTTACTTGCACGAATCTGACGCCCACCACCACGACCAACTCTTCCTGTTAAGAATCTATCTCCAGATAAAACACCAACGCTTCTTGTTGAACTAATTTGTCCAGTTTTATTGCTAATTTCTGGTCTTTCATATCCAATAATATTGCCCATAGCATCTCGTGTAACACGTAATCTATATGTTGGGTCAAGTTCTTGTAATTTTCTTAATGGTGATAAGGCTGACTGTGATGTTCTTGTTCCTTGTACTGTTCTAATAACATCAGATACAGATGCCTCGGAATTAAACTTAATTGCAGTTGCGCCAAGTGGACTAAAACTTGCTGGTGCATATAATGATCGCATTGCAGAAGATAGTCTTCCTCCTCTACCATCCTTGATTAATCCACCAATAATACCTGTTCTTGCATTACCCATCCTTGAGTAAACATCTTTATCTCCAATTAAAGCATTTGGTTGCATTCCACCAAAAGATTTAATAAGATTTGCTCTCATTTGATCTGTAATTTTTGCTGCATCTCCTGGCAACACACCAGAGTCTAGCAACCTTGCCATCATAGTTCTTGTTGCCATTGGACTATTTATTTCTTCAATGTATTTTGCTAATGGCATTTGTCCATTAATTAATCTCTTATTTGCTTCTGCACTTATATCAAAACCAATTGCAGTGTAAGCATTTGCAGATCCAAAACCAAGTGCTTGCATGTTTGCAGGAACTGCAGAGCCTCTTACAACTCTCTTATCAACTGCATGTGCAAAAACTGTACCATCTTGATATGCTTGAATTTTTCCTGAAACCATTGCATCAATAATTGGTTGGAATCTAGGATCTTGTGCTATCTTTTTAGGAATTACCGCCTCACCTGGCATCAATAATGAAGGGACTGTATCTTGATTGCCAGTACCTGGAACATACGTTGAACCTTGTGCAAATTTCTTTGGTGCCTTTCCACCTCTACCTGGTACCATCATTCCAGGATTTGCTGCTGCAAATGATGCTGCTGCAAGAGTTGCGTCTAAATATGCTTTTCTAAGTGCTTGAACTGCACCAGTTTCCATAACAAATTGCTGTGTTAATTTAGCGTGTGCCTGATTTAATGAAGTTGCAACTGTTTGCGCTTCAAGTTGCTCCATATTTAAATACTGTGTTTGTTGTCCTAGAATTTTAGAGGTTGATCCAAACCTTAAAAATCCTCCACGCATTGCAGCAAATAATTTAATAATATTGGCAGATGCGTTTGCTAATAGACCAAAAGTCATAAGTAATGCTGGTCCAATGATTCCAGTTATTGTTGTCATAATAACTATAAACTTTTTAGTACCATCTCCAAGTGAATTAAACTTATCTGCTACCTTGACAATTGCATTTGCTATTGGTGTAACTGCTTGTAAAAACACCTTTCCTATTGGTGCAATTGCTATTTTTAATTTTTCAACAGCCTCTCTAAAATTAGTTCCAATTGCATCCTCTACTGTTTTTAATTCTCGTTCTGATAAGATTGCTAATTCTTCTATTGATGCACTTGCTAATTTTAATACTCTTGCAGCCTGTGTGCCGTCCTTTGTAATGTTTTGGAACAAGGTAGACAAACGTGCAAACTGGAACTTACCAAACAATTGCTCAATTGCTCTTGCTCTATCTAGCGGAGCCAACGTGTCTAATGCTTGTGCAAATCCTACTACTGTGGACTTAAGATCTCCTTTGTTTGCCTCAACAATACCCTTTATATTAATGCCCATTCCGCCAAGCATTTCACTTGCTTTCTTTGTAGGATTAATAAGTGCTGCAAGACCTGACTTAAGTGCGTTAGCACCTTCAGATGCGTTGATTCCACCTTCCTTCATTGCTGTTAGGAAGAATGCTAGATCTTCAACATTACCACCTAGTTGTTTAACAACTGGTCCCGCTTTTGGAATTGCAACTGTAAGATCTTCAATGCTTACAACAGTCTGGTTTTCAACTGCGTTAAGGAAGTTAATCTTTTTAGCAAGATCTTCTGATGCTATTCCAAATGCATTAGTTACCGAGATTGTTGTTTCTAGTGCTTGTGCTTGTTCAACTCCACCAAGAACTGCAAGTCTTGTTGCTTCAGAAACTTGTGCAGTAAGGTCAGCACCTGTCTTACCCATTGCAGCAGCAGAGGCTGCCATTTCCATTGTCTGACTAACAGAAACTCCATACTTGGTAAACTCTTTAGCAAGATTTTGAATATCGGCTAAAGCCTTGTTGGTTTGTTCTGTTGTTGTAAACATATCTCCATAAACACGCTTGAACTTAATCGCTTGTGCTTCAAGATCCATGAATGTTTTTGCAGCAGCAGTTCCTAAATATGTTAATGGAATTGTAAAACCAACCATCAACTGGCGTCCAGCCCATTGTGTGTTCTTACCAAAATTTAATAGATTCGTTGATCCTTGTTTTAATAATTGATTAAACAATGCTTGTTTTTGTGCAGCAAGGGCAGTCTTGGTAGCATAGTCATTCATATTTAATGAAAGTGGCGTAATTGCCATAGCCTTCATTACGCCATTAGCGTCACGACCCATCTTGATATACTGGGTCTGCATTTTCTTGACACGTTCTTCAGCAACCTTGCCTATAGTGTCAAACTCAGACTTAAATATTCTTCCGAATGTCTTGGTAGATGCACCAGCATAACGGAAATACTCACGCATCGAAAGTTTATTTTTTTCAAGTGCGTGAGTAAATGATTCCGTAGAAGTACGTATACTTCCTATAGAAGTTGCAAACTTTCCGCTTGCATTAATATTACTTAATAAATTAAGTTGTAAATTTCTTTGTGCATTAACAGCAGCAGCACTACTTTTTGATATTGAAGAATAAAATACTGCTAACTGTCTTTGAAGGGACTTAAGTTCTGCTAACGCTTGCGACGTATCAATATGTACGCCAATATTGGCATTAACATCACTCATTCATAGCACCCTCTTTTGTTTTAAATTAGTTGTTAACGGCAAGCACTGTGTTTAGCAATGCATTAGCGTCTGACAACTTTACCCCCGAAGCAGCCTCAATAATTGAGTATACTGTAGGCAAATCTAGAATTTCTTCAAGTTTTTCTCTTTCTTCTGCTAGTTCTGGACTATATTGCTGCATTGCAATTTGTACGCAATCCATCAAAATTTCCATTGACTTATCATTATCTTCTGCCACTGCAGCAACTGCTTCAAACTTCTTCATAAATGGACGAAGAAGAGAAATCTTCAGTGGTCTTACTTTGATCTTTGTTCCATCGATAAGGGTCAGTTCTGTCCCTGTCTTTGGTTCTGTTGTCATTTTTCCTCCTGTAAGTTGATTAAATTAATTATAGCATAATCAAGGCATTATTTTAAGTCAAATTTTCATAATCTAATCCCATACCAATACCAAACCCTGCTTGTGCAGCCTTTTGACCTTGGAATGTTAGGATATCGTTATCTTTTCTTCCTCCATTAAATACCTTGTTTTTTAGCCTTGTCCAGGGATCTTCTTCCTCTTTGTCTTTATCAAGGTCAACACCCTGTATTGCTGCTAAAAACTTTTTTTCTTCATATTCTAATTCTCTTTTAGACTTTAATATTGATGATAGTTCTGGCATAGAAATAGATGATTCTAGTTCATTATAATCTTTCCATATACCGAGCAAGAAAGCCTCTGACTCTAAAGTAACCAGATCTAACTCTGACCATGGAGTTCCAGCCTCTTCTACGTTTTCTTTAACGTTTTCTTCTATTTTTTCTTTTCTCTTTATTCCTGCTGCAACTTCTATAATTTCAAAGATAGTTTTAATATCAAAATTATCCTCTACGATTTCTTTAGATTCTGACAAATCTGAAGAGAACTGTTTCATACATATTCTTACACATTCAACTAGGACATCTATCGATTCTAGATCATTACGTGATTGTGCTAGGTCTCCATATGCATTCATAAATTGACGCAAATATTTAATCTTTAATGGAGAAATCTCAATTTCTTTACCGTCAAAAGTTTTAATATTTTTTATATCATATACTGTACTTGCCATTATTACATTGTATCAAAAAAAAGACCTACCAGTTTCCCGATAGGCCTTTCTTTTATTATTAAGTTTTTGTTATGCTGACTGGATTGTACGGTCAATGATTTTACCGTATGAACCAGAAGCGTCTTCTGGAAGAAGACGGAATGTAACATCGAACATTGTTGCGGTATCACGCTTTGCTGCTACTGTAACATTTTCAATTGAAAGTGCACGGTATGCAACATAAACACGCTCTACAGAAGACGAATCTACACAATCACCTGTTCCTGGACCTACAGCAAGAAGAGCACGCTCTACTGGACATTCTCCGATATCTCCTGACTTTAGGTCAAGGATACGTCCTGCAGATGTTCCCTTGCTTCCTGTCAAGTCAGCGGACTGACCTGCGATTGAGAACAAGAGATTCTCTAATGTTGCTTCAGCAAAGGATGTCTTCAGTGTTACCTGCATTCCTTGCTTGTACAACTTTGCTACGTCAAGAATCTGGTCTACTTGAACTTCACCAAAGTTTGGTTGGAACGAGATTTCAAGACCATTGCTTGTGTATCCTACGTTATCGATACCTTCTGCATCAGAAAGTGTTTCTTTGTAGGACGCTGTTGAGACGAATGCTGGAATTGAATCCGCATCCAATGTAGTGTCTGCTGTAAATAATGCAGCAGCACCTACGATAATTTCGCTAGATGTACCTCTAGTGTATGCCATTTACTTCACCTCTTTTATGTTGGTTTTGTTCATGGGGTAGTGCTTTGTTTCCTCAAACCTTATTATACAGCCCTTTTATTATGAGTATGGATTATTGTTTGGATCAGGAATCATTGGACGATGCTTATTTTGTACAGATAGTGGGTCATAATCAGGATTTGGAATTAACTCTGTTTTAATGTGATAATCGTACTCAATAATATACTTATTAGTATACACAGTCTTTACTGTACCCAGTTCAAGAAGGTCTCTACCCTCATCAGCCTGATAGACCTTCATATTTCTAAAGAAAATATTGAGTTTTAGGGGGTCGCCAGTGGAATAGTCAGTAATTGGATTGGCTGAGTTTTGCTTGGTATTCATCCATTTGTTTAAATCTCTTGCAGCCTCATCCTCTCTATCTAATAACTGAGAAAGTATGCTTCCAGCGTTAAAAAGTGTATCTACGTTTCCATTATATAAATAGTACATAAGTTGTTCTCTTTTGTGAACATACAATGGATTTGGTCTAAACCTAAGCATTCTGTCATATGAAACCAATAAAGGATTTTGGTCTCCAGTATTAATCAATAGATCTTGATAAACTTGTTCTACGTTTGTTGGAGCAGCAGGGAAAAATGGAATAATATTTCCTGTATTTTGTAATGTAACTCCGCAGTCTTCGTATTTATTTAATTCTTGTGCTACAAAGTGGTTTACCCATATGTGTGGCAATGCTCCTGCTGATGCTTTCATAACTCTATTCTACCTCAATCTTTGCGTTAGCCATCCACTGAATACCCGTTGACTTTCCAACGTTTCTTCCACCCTTAACTCCAGCCCTAACATTTTTCTTATATATAGTTGGGTTCTGTATATAATCGTATAGACCAGTTGCCGTTAAAAATGATTGTGCAAAATATAATTTCATGAATTCATCAAATACTTTTTCAAAAGAACCTTTTGCTTCTGGTCCTCCTGGAAAATCTACCTTAACTTCTTTTCTCGTAAATACTGTTTCACCATCTGCATTAAAAACTAATACACCTTTTGACTTTGGTTTAATTGTTACAGGAATTCCCTGCTCCATAATTCTTGCCTTGTCATAAAATGGAGTTGTTGATCCAGACTGTACTGATCTTGATTGACTAAATGTAGAGTTAATTGACAAACCTCTATCATTAACATAATAGGTAATGTTAAAAAGCCTACCACTGCTGCTGCCATTTTGATACCATTCATATACGTGCTTAAGTGCTTGTGGGTTCATCCTTGCACTAGTATCAACATATTTATTTAGTGCAACTATTGTTCCTCTTCCTAAATTATCTAAGAATAATGGTTTGGCAGATTCCGCACCCTCAAGAAATCCAGCAGAATATTCTATTAGATTATTCATTTGCTTTTGAAACAATTTAGTATTTAATGTTACATTAATCAATTATCTACCGCCTGACTATCGGTTCTCTTCCATAACATTTTGTAATAATCGATTGGACCAAAAGGCCCTACTATTGGCTCTAAACCAGAAACCTCATACATTGTTGCCTTACCAGATCTAACTCCTGCTGTTTCTTTATAGATTACAGTATTATGCTTATCTCGAATGTTAGTTACCAATATATTTGTAATGGAGTTAGAAACATCCAATGAGGAGATTCTTAGGTCTGTCTTTGCTCTTACAATGAGTTGGTTTGAGTGTTCGATAAAAGCCTTTGGGTCAATTTCATCTGAGCCACGAATACCACCTAGTGGTGCTGCATTACAAGCAATAGTTCTATCTAATATCCATTGTTTTTTAACTTGACCATTTTGACTTTGTGTAATTATTGGATAATACACATCGGCAAGCATTGGATAAATGAAGTCTGTTTGTTCGCATATCATTAAATAACACCTGGCTTTGGAATTGTAATTGTATACTTATCCAATATCTTATCAACAATAAGATTGCCAGTACCGTCAAATAATTTTTTATCAAACTGCAATCTGTATTGGTCTGTGCTGTATGAATCTACATATCGCTTATAATAGTCTAATTTACCACACTTCAAATCTTCTATTAACATTGTTGTGGCATACTCAACATCACGAGGAATTGTTTTATATCCAACATCTAGCACAAACAAATAGTCAAATCCTCTAGGAAAATCTACACCTCTGTTAGATCCAACATTTGCAAGATCACCATAGGCTGGTTGTAAGTTAATAACTCCTTGCTCCATGCGATTAAATGATTCATTTGTTGTTTTAATAATTGCTGAGTTATCTAATGTAACTGCAAAGTTATATACGTTACTTTCTGGTGTTTCAATGTCATATACTAAAACATTATTTTCATAAACCTTTAATACTCTATTTAGGTCTTCCCAAATACTCATGTAATCAGAACCTTCTCCAATTTTTTGAACAATATGCTTGCTGTTATAAAAACCATCTTGAATCTGTGTATCAATGATTGATCGTGCAATCATTTCAAGTGTTTGGTATTCAGCAATTTCGCTAGCAGTTGTTCCTAGACTTTCTGGATTAACATATGGTCTGATAATGTCTAAATTTTCTTCATATAGAATATGCTCATGCTCTGTATCATAAAAACGAATAAGAAATTTTCTATCATATTGAACTTTAGATAGTGGTATTTCGTAAACCAACTTGCTATTTTCATCTGAAGAAATATTTGTTTCTTCAATTGAGTGATCCACCAAATCCTCTATATAAACAATGTACTCATAATTTGCAATTGGCAAATCCCAAGTAGTTGTAAGAGGATATGGCGGAACTCTCATTACTTCCATTATTACTTACCGAATTCCTTAGCCACTTCTTCTGGTGTAGCGATTCGAATATGTGCTCTGGTAAGCCACTTCTCTGACTCTTCTTTTCCTACAATATTGTATCCAAGATACACCTTGCCAACTCCAGGCCAAGTTACATTCTTTGTTGAAAATACTGCAACTGTTTCTTTTGCCTTTTTGTCTTTCTTAGGTGCAGCAGCCTTCTTTGCTGCAGGGGCAGTAGTTGTGCCAATAGCACCATTTACATTGCCTAATGCCTGTGGTTCTGATGAGCCACCGATCATAGAAGTAGAAATTACTTCCTCAGCCTTTTCTTCTGGTGCTTCGATTGTTGCTTCTGCTGGTGCTGTTTCGACTGGTGTCTCTACAACTGGTGCTTCTACAACTTCTTCCTTAACAACTTCATTTTCTAAAGTTGGTTCTTCAATTGTTGTGTTGTCTAAATCTGACATCTTAACCTCCTTATTGTATTATATCATTATAAGTTATAAGGGGAGCAGGAGAATTAACTCCCACTCCCCCTAAAATTTACTGTTACAGACTATGCGTCTGCTGCAGCATCTGCGTATGCAACGGCGTCAAGTTCTTCCCATTGGATACCGAAACGAACGAATACTGTATATTCTACAGTGTCCTTCTTTGGACGGTATTCACGGTTAACTGTGATGTCACGTTGGAAGCCCCATACACGGTTCTGTGGGAATGTCAAATCGACATATCCTGCAGGGTAGTAAGGAA